TCAATACAGATATTTTTGTTCTGATTGCAAACTTAACACTTCTTTTGTCTTTTGTAGCTGTGATTTTATTCGTACCAGCACCTTTTTGATTTCCGAATAAAAATACTAAAGATGAGTTCAACCAAATTGCCTCACCACCTTTAGCTTTAATCTTAGGTTGTCCGAATGGATTATCAGGAAGTTCAACCCATGGTTGATTAACAATCACCAAAGTGTTTTCATATTTTGAATCAGCTTTACGAGAACCTGAAATACGTTGGTTGATACCCATACCAATTTTGTCTGCTAATGTGGACGCGTTATGTTGTTTACCACCTTTACCCTCATAAGTCATTTTACATGGAACAGAACCAACAGAATCCCACAAGAACAGTAAACTATAATCTAATTCCCCTTTCTCTTGTGCATCTAACAAACTATTAATATAGTCAGTAATTTGTTCAATGTAATCAAAATTATTATTGAATATGTAAAACCCGTCCCAATCCAATTCTCCTGTTTCTTCGTCAACAACTTCTTCACACTGAAATCCCATTAATTTTGCGTGTTCAAATGACCATTTCTGTTCTGTAATGATGAACACAGGAAGAATGTTTTTCTTTTGGGCATCAGCTGCACACTTAACTAATGCTGTTGTTTTACCTGTATCAGAGTGTCCCAAAAACATATTCAAATGTCCAATGGCTGGACCAGGAAGTCCAACGGCATCCAAGAAGTCAGGACCTAAGTCAAAAAATCTTTGTGGTTTATATTTTGCGGAAGTTGAAAACTTCTTTTTTAAACTTTCAAAATCGTTTTTTTTAATTGCCATTTTCTATTCTTTTAATGTTTGGTAATTTACTTTGTTTTGGTCTTTTATAGAAATCACTATCCTCTTCGTACAGTACTCCTAATTCATCTTCATGGAAGGTTATTAAACTGAAATTTATTTGACCATCTTCAGATTCTTCCTTCATCATGCCAAATAAGATTGTATCTCCAATTTGTTTATTTCTACCTGAGAAATAATTTTTGTTTTGTAATTGGCTTAAAATTTCATAAGAAACTGTTTTGTTGTCTCTTATTTGTAAGTCAATTTCTTCTTTAAATGTCATATGAAAAAAATTAAAGGGTGGGAGGAATCCCACCCTTGTTATATTTTAGAATGGTAAATCACCATCTGGTTCGTCGTTAGCCTGAGGGTCAACTGTCTTAGATGAAGATTTTGATGTTCCTCCTCCGATTGAAGTTTCTTCTACTGAACTGTCACCATAAACGTATCCACCCTTCTCAGAGTCCCACTTTGGAGTTTCTCCTCTTGCGATAGCCTCAAGATATTCAACAGGTTTTTTTGAGTAAACGTCTAACCATGTCAACTCATCTTCAATCCATGCTTTAGCTTGGTCTTTTTCTGAGTGTACAGGTGCAGGGTCGTCATACATAACTGTAGATACTGTGGTATATTCTTTCCCTTTGGGAGTTTTTGCCTTTGCCAACTCGATGATTAAATCACGACCTGTCTGAGCATCGGTGATATCACCTTTGTTTCTCCAAATTGGAATAATTTTATCAAGGATACCGTCATTCTTGTAATTGTGTTTGAATCTCCAAAATTTAGGACCATCTTCTTCGTGGTCTCTGTCAATTACTTTAACGATGTAAAACTTACGAGATTTGTATTGTTTAGCCAATTCTTTATCTGATTCTTTACCCGTAGACATCAACTCTTCGTAAACCTCATTTAAAGGTGAACGTTCGTTGTCATTCTTTCCTGGGTCGTAGAATTTCTGCCATTGACCACCCACTTGGATTTCGTGATACCAAGCTTCTTTAAATGGTGATGAACCATCTGGAGTAGGTAGAATCCTTACTCTTCTTTGTCCTGATTTCTCTTTGTCTCCTAAGATTAAAGCGAAATACTTTTTCATTCTTTCGTCTTGCGACATTCTCGATTGGGCCCCGCCCCCTTGTTGTGATTTTTCGTACTGTGCCAATACGGCGTCTAATGAACTCATGTTTTTAAATTTTAAATTGTGAATTTGTTTATACAAGTATAGTTTAAAGTGTGACTATAGTCAAATAAAAAAGGTACCCTGAGGTACCTTTAATGATATTTCGCTCAGTATTATCTGAATGATGTTTTGTATGCTTCTTTCTCCATTCCTCCTCCTGGTTGGAATGAATTTTTGATGTCATTAACATTGATATCTGTAACCTCGTCTGAAGTTAAAACATAATCATTTTTTCCTGTTTTCTCCATCTCTTCTTGTTTGTCATCAAAAAATTGTGAAAGTTTTTGGTTGAACGGATATGAATCATATGTTCTTAACTCTAATTTCTCCTGTGGAGTTTTCTCTCTGTATTTTTCAATTTTGTTCTCGAGTGAATTAAGTTTGTTCATGATGTTGTCCATTTCACCTAACTTAGATTGTAAATCATTAAGTTGGTTGAATAGGTTATTGAAATAATCTTCTTGTTTCATTTCAATATTTTTCTGTGAATCAACTAAGTCAGTTATATCAAGTTCTTCTGTACCACTTCCTTCTCCTTCCTCTGAATTACCTTCGTCGTCAATTTTCTCAACGTCTGGGTCTGAATCGACATCAATTACTTGAGGTCCTGCTTCAGGTGCTGGTGGAGGTGTAGCTCCTGCAGGTGGCGGTGGAGGTATTGCTCCAGCGGCTGGTGCTAAAGCTCCTAACGCATCTTCCGCTGGTGGTACCGCAGCTTGCTCTAAAATATATTGATTGATACTTCTATATCTTTCAATCTCACTTATAATTTTTTTATCTAAACTCATTTTTATCCGTTTAATAATGTTTTTATTCCGTTGGCAGTTTCCACTCTAACTTTTCTGTTGGCAGTAAATTGGTGTCCCGCTCTTTCGATAAGACCGTCTCTTTCTCTAACCGTGTAACAGTCGCCTGTGTCTAAGTCACAAACTTGTTTTGTTCCGTCTCCGTTATCTTCTTCAGAATATCTTACTGATTTTCCAAGATAGTTATCTAATGCTGATTTTATGTTCATAAGAATCTTTTTATATAAATATATGGTCTACCTATTAAATTACTTAAGAAGTATCGTGAACTTGAATACTTGGAATACGTCTTGAATAACATCATTAGGGTTATTAGTTTGTCTAAACTTAACGTACTTGTCATCGTGAGTGGTGAAGAAAGTAATTTGATTGTATATTTTTGTTACTTTTTTCTCTTCAATCGGGTCATCAATCTCTTCTTGTACAATACTTACAATATCAAAGTCAGTGACAGAGAACGATTTCCTATCTGCCGAAACATTATCTTCCAACTGTCTACTGTCAGTTCGTTTAGATATCACCTCTTCAGTAATTGTATTATTAGGTCCAGTCTTAGGTGCTACCGCTCTGTACGACCATTCTACATAGTTTGGAACAATTTTCCAAGGACCTGCATCTGGATTTACGTTGATTTCTTCTTTAGATACACTTCCAACCAAGTTGTAAGTTTGTTTTTCCACTAATACAACAGGCCCCGTTTGTTGAGGTTGTGTATTTGAGTTTGGAACATTTGGTGCCACTGATGGAGGAACAGATGCCGCCGCACCTTGTGTTGTAGTTGGTTGTGCGGGTTCTGCCACTACAACCATCGTTGGGTCATAAGTAAAGTCATTTGTACTTGATACTGTTCCGTAATCTGTAGTTATACTTATTTTATCCACGGAACGAACTCCCGTACCAACTTTAGGAACGGTAATTCTCACAGTTTTTGAATTCAGAATTGTAATGTCCTTGAATGGTACTATTGTAGTTCCAATTTTTATTTCTTTGGTCGTTTCAAAGTTTGAACCATTAATCTGTATAATAGTTCCAATGTTTCCGACTGCAGGTGAGAATGATGCAATCACCGCAGGTGGACAAGTGAATCCTGGCTTCGGAGGCACAGGTGATGGTGTTGGTGTTACACCAGGAGTACTACCTTTACTTTCTGTCTTCTTAATCGCTTCTTTCAATTGAACAGATTTGTCAACATTAGTTAACCCTGCAGTTACCGCGGATGATAATGCCTTATAAAGAGTTTCTTTGGTCTGTTTAAATTCTCCGATGTGAGTATCATAGTATTCAGGACTGATGTTGGCTTTAGGCCAGAAACAAACATAGTATTTCGCAAGTCCAATGTCTAAGATTTGTGGAACCCTTTGTGTCAATCTTCCCGCCATGAAATTAACATAATCGTCTAAGGTTTTAAAATGCGCAACAGGTTGAGACGAACTTGTAGACGGATTCGATTTCAAGTTGATACAACTATACGTTTTTTCTAATTGGGTTATCTGACCACCATAACTCATATCTAAAGATATTGTTGAGAGGTTGTTGTTCCATCCATTGAAAGTTCCAATTTTTGTATTGGCATCTGTTTGGAATGTTCTGAGATATGAAATACAATATATGATTGATTGTAAGTCAGGATTGTTTGGTAACAATCTTTTAAGGACAGCTGCTAAATCATTAGGTGTTACTTTAGTCAATGTACCATTTACCGCAGTATAGGCTGGGTTTGCGTTTGTATACTCTGGTAGTATCACCTTAGCGGTACATGAGTTTGTTGTGTCTAATGTGTTATCCGCCTTTTGTTGTAATTGACTAGCCTTAACAGTATTTGTAGTACCACTTACTGTAACTTGTTCCTTATTAATTTTTAATAACTCTTCGAGTTTGGTTAAAAGATTTTGGTTAATACTTTGTAAGAAACTATCAATCGCTGGTAAATCAAAAATACCTTGTCTGACACCGTTGAATATAGTTTGGAAACTACCTGGTTGGATAGAATGACTAACATCTGTAATCATATAAGGACCGTTAAACATTGGTACGTGTCTAACGTTGAAGTACATTGTTGGTTGTATTAAAGCATTACCCAAACTTGTTACAGTACATTTATAACTTCTTTGTTTATATAGGTTATACAAACTATTGTTTTGTGTCGCCACCGCTCTACCAGAAGCTTGGTCCACCATATTAAGTTGTGTGTTGATTGATTCTGAAGTTGCAACTCCATTATCTTGAGATACCGTAAATGAATAGAATATGTTCTGATTTCTGATACCAATATCAACATTGAATCCAACACATTTATTAGAAACCGCCCAATCCTTTTTCCCTTGTTGGTTTTCTAACAAAGGATTTTCAGACGCTCTTCTCATTTCAAAAGCATCGTCTCTGAATCTTGAGTTTCCTTTTGGTAAGGCTAAATATTGTGATGGTTTACCAACATAGAAACAAACCATTTTCGGTCCTGAGTTTCTATAATCAACATTCAAGAATGTTCCCCACAGGTTATTTGCAAATTCTAATGAACCTTCAGGTCTTGGTTGTGATACACCATCAACATCTTGAATGTTATAGAAATTCACATATGACGGTAGGTTCATCACTGTAAAATTATTTTTAATAAGAATACCACTAATGAATGTGAATACGCTCATGGCTTGATTCAACGACTTTTCATTGAACATATTCTTCAAATCGAATATGTCTATCAGAATAGTGTCTCCAATGTTTCTCGAAGCTCTGTCCAAGAATAGAATATCCTCGAATAAAGTTTTTGTTTTGTAATCCCCACCCGCAATCCATTTATCATTCAACGCTTTGAACACTTCGTAGTTTTCAACCTTACTTTGTTCTCCCGTAATTACGCTCGCTATTTTTCTTTCAGGTAATTGTTGTTGGTTTGGTAAAGCTCTTCTCAATCCTGATAACACACCGTTTAAGAAATTGTTTTGAAGACCTGTTTCTCTTTGCAGATATTGACTCAATAGTGTTCTAAACTGCGGAGCGTTTAACGAAGGGTTGTTTAATTTTTGTGTTGCATACATCTTTATTATTGGAGCCAACAACACTACGTTCTGAGCGGTAAACTCAATATTATTATCTATAAAGAAGTCAGTGATGTATGAACCAGTGGCACTATATCTTACGTTTGGTATTGTGGAGAATCCAACCTCTGTTTCAAGCGCTATCCAAGCTGCTCGGTTATTAATTTGAGATTGACTCAAACTAACCGTACCTCCTCTCGATGGTAATGAATTCGGAACATATGGATTAAACGTGATTGGGTCTACAACTACAGGGGTGGTATTATATGAAAGGTAAGAATCGAATAATCTTCTTTGATAATTCGAAGGATTTCCGTATTTGAATATCACATCGTATTGCATAAACGCTTTGA